AGCCTTCTTCGCCATCGCGTTCTCCTTGGGGGTTTGCTCCTCAGATTCCTGCTCTCTTTCGTCTATGCCGTCCTTCTTCGCCATCGCGTTCTCCTTGGATAAATGGTCGCGGGGCATACCACTCCCGCGACCACACGATAAACTGTTACGTTGAACCAATCAATGCGGTCTTTCGGCGTTTGGTTTCCCAGGCTTTGTACGCTTTTGCGCTGCGCTGCTCCTGCGTGAGAGTTGCGTTGTAAGCCTCTAACTTCTTTCTGGTCTTTACCGTATGCCGACGACGCGTGGCCGCCGCGCGCATCTTCGCTTTCGTTTCCTCGGAGTGACTCCGGCCGAACATTCCGATGTCGCTGCGGCCTTTCAGTGCTGCGCTGACTTTGGCGTTGTGTTCTGCGGAATGTACTCGGCCTTTATGTGCCGCCCGTATTCTGGTCTTATGGCTTTCGGATAGCCTCTGTCCAAGCCGTGCAATATGGATTTTCTGAACCACCCATGCAGCCCTTTTCTTGCCTTTCCGCAGCGCGCTTTGAGCTTCGGCAACTCTTCTCTTGGCCCACCCAAACAGCTTATTGTTTGGCCGATTGCCATTCTTGCCCCAACACATCCCAAGCAAAGCAAATGCAAGCTTGAAATTATCTGGATGAATTTTTACCAGAAGCTTGTGCGCGATGAAGTGCTCTTCCGGCGTCAGCTCCGCGAGGTTTTCATCTTCATCACCACCGCCCATGCATACGGGCACGACGTGATGCCATTCAGAGTAACCGGTAAGCTTTCGGTTCTTCGCCCGTTCAATCAGGCTGGCGTAGATTTTCGCATAGTCCATTCAGGCATCGAGGGTCGATGTTCTGTTTCACCGACCCTCTAATAATGCCAGTCTCGATAATTGAGTACAAGACCTATTTGGCTATAGAATTAGCCAATAAGTATTGCTACGTTATCGTTTTTAATACAGGCAGTTCCCCAAGCAACGCTCACAAAAAACGCAAGCTGCCTGAACTGGCGGTACATCGAAACCTCGAACGTGATGCCCGAAATCGGGTCGGTGATGAGCATGCTGTCTTCCGCCGAGTCAGCAGGCCTTCCGCTTTCGTCCATCGGCATCGCAGGAGCGCGAGTGATGAGCTGGACGGCGTCGCGATGGAGTGCCACGTTCGGGGTGTAGGAACTGCCGATCGTCAGGGCATTCGCAGTGCCGATCGTAACCCTGGCGCCCGGTGTGCCGAGCGCGATCGTACCGGCAGCAGCAACGCCTGTGTTCACGACGTAGTTGTTATTGGCATCGGCTGCGAAAGTCACAACATCGCCGGCCAGGACGGTGCCAGTGCCGGTGACGAGTGCAATGGACTCGACGCCCGGAGCCGTGGAGCCCGACGTGACATAGCTTGCGCCTGTCCCCTTCGTGACCTGCTTGATGGAGTTGCTGTTGTGCAGCATGAAACCATCGAGTGGAACTTCGGAGATTTGGCCGGTCCTTCTGAATTCGGCTGACCCCATTTCGTTCGCTTTCAACAGGATCGTTTGCTTGCCGCGCAGATTGGCGACTGCAGCCGACCCGAGAACCAGATGCAGGTCACTTTGCGGGCAGCCGTTGTCATCGAGAATCTGACGCGCGAGCGCGGACCCTGACATGTCGCCTGCGGTGCCGAACGGCGCGGTGCCAGCCGTACCCGTAGCGCGCGAGGCACCCTGATAGGCAGCGGTGAACAAATCCGTTTCGATCAGGTTGGCAAGGGTACGGAAGCCTTGCGCGAACTGCTGGCGCAGGACTGCATCGTATGTCCCGGCCGTCTTCATACCGAGCTGCTGTTCGCCGTTCCAACGGATCGGAACGAACTTGGACTTGCTGATCGTCATCGACACGCTGCCGACGGTCTGATCACCGGTATCGGGTGGGATCACGGCCGGGGTGATGTCTTGCGCAGCCTGAGCCTGCGTGACGGGGACCAGGATCGACTGGTTAAGAGATGCTCGTTCCGCAGAGGTGTTTCGAGCAACGGCCGGGATGAACCCGATCATCTCGCGCGAGACGATGTCCAGCGCTTCGTAGATCGTCGGAAATAGGTTTGTTAAGGTGTTACTCAAGTCTTCCTCCATAAAAAAACCCCGCAGGATGCGGGGCTTGGTTGCGGGTAATCACCCGCATCAAGCGGGGCCTTGGATTCGGAACCTATTCGTCGACGATGGCGACGTCCTTGACAGCCGCCATTTTTTCAGCGGCACCAAGGCCTTCAAATTGCGCGCGCGTCATCGTCTTCTTGCCGCCAACGATCCGCGTGGAACCGCCGGCGCCGCTTCCCGAAGCACCTGACCCTTTGAGGATGCTGTCCCGGTAGGGATAGTCCTCGACGAGGGTTTCAAGCGCTTCGTCAAAATCGGCGATTTCTCCTGGTTTGACGCGACTGAAGATTCGTTCCCCGGCTGAGTTCTTGCCGATGACCTTGCCATCTTCGATGATGAACGAATTGCCGAATTTGGCCTGGGCCAGATCAAACGGTATCGCCAGCTTTTCGGTAATGAATTTCGATCGGCTGAATGCCCCGCCAACGATTTCTTTGAAGAGCGAATCTCTGTACTGGTCGCGCTCTGCCGTCACGGGTTGGTATTTCTTCTCGACGGCCTTCAATTGTTCGTCGAACGCCGCCTTAGCCTCAAGTTTGACTCTGTCGACCTCACCCGCGTCGATCAATTTCTTGTCGTCGAGGTTTTTGACGATATCAATGGCCTTGCGGGCCTTCTCGGGGTCCTCGATGCCATCGAAGGCGGTGAGCTTTACCTCGGCCGCCTCGGCGCGTTCCCGGTGCCCTTTGGCCTCGCCGTTGAGGCGGGCGATCGTCGCGAGAGTGGCTGGATAGTCGAAGGCTATTTCCTTGCCATCGTCAGCAACATAGACGGGTTTGTCGTCTTGAACGACGACGGCGCCCTTATCATCAAGTTTGAGTTTCATTGTTGGTTACGCTTTCTCCGGGATCCCCCGGTCTCTGGGGTTATCCAACCCCTTGGCCCCGCTCGGCATCCGCTCCGCGGCAAAGTACTACGGCCTCACATTGACCTGCGTTGTCTCCACAGGCGCATCTGCTTTGGCGCGTTGAATTTCGTTATCGAGATCAAGATCAGGGCTCAGGATGCCGCGGCGTTTGCATTCGCTCAGCAGCGTTTCAAGACTCAGCGAACCTGACGATCTCATCTTGTAGAGCAATTCGGCGGAGGCTTCGGCCAGCGTCGCCGCGCCGAAATCCTTGTAGACCGTGACGTGACCAGAGATCTTTTCACCAACCCACTGCCCCATCAGATCAAGGGCCTGATCGAGCCCGTCCTCGAGCGACTCCATGATGCGCTGCAGGTCGCACATCCCTGGCTCGTTGTCCGCCAGCGTCTGCGCTTCAGTGATATTGCCCGGTTTGATTACCAAAAGCTCGGCGCCGATCTGGCGCATGCGGTCCTCGAGATCGAGGATCGAAATACGGCCGGCTTCGATTGCCTTGCCCGAATGCTCAACATACTTCGCGTCGGCGTGTTCGCCGGTGGCGCGGATGAACGTGCCTGAGCCAACTGTGATTGCGGTGTCGGCGCCAATGTCCTTGGTGAACAGCACCGGCACACGGGCCACGTGCAGGATAGTCTGCTGATCGCTCTTGCTTTGCCAGTGCTCGACGTTGGCGTGCGCCAGCTCAAGCATCGGCGCCACGCCGACCATGAATTCCTTGCGAAAGCCATAGATCGGCACGAACGGAATGATCGGAATTGTCGTAGGCCCCTGCTCAAAGATGGACCATGTCTCGGGGGCATTTTCGACTTTGGTCTTGCGGTAGACCGTCCATTTCCCGGGTTCCAGAACGCGGACTTGCTCAACGAATTTCGTGGCGAACTCGCCATCCGGCAATTCAACGCTTTCCAGCAACCGAAGCTGGACCAGCTTCAGGCCGCCTTTAATCTTTTCGGTCTTCCAGCCAAGGATCTGACCGTGGCGGATGTGCACGAAGTAGGGTCGGACGCCGGCAGCACGCTCATCGGCGACCGTTTTGGCGCTCGGATTGGGCGGGCAATCGACCAGAATACCGCAAAGACCGTGGCTCAGGCCCTCCGCGCATACCTCGGCCGCGAATGCGTGGAGATTTCGACCTTCCAGATCGACGTCTTCCATCCATTCCTTGATGCGGGGCGGCACGTCCTCACCGATTTTGATCGGCTTGGAAAACGGCTTGCCGGTCAGCACCGAGACCGTCCTGGCATAGGCAGGGAACAACGTCGCTGTCGCTAGCCGCTCCTTGTAACTTTGCGCGTCCTCGGCGGGCCATTGTGGGAGATATTGCTTCCCTGCCCTTCTCATGGCCTTGGTGCCCCCCATCAGGGTATCGATGAGCGTCCAGTCCTCAGCCATCTCATCGACGGCTGCGGATGTTTTGCGGACGGCGTCGGTCATCAGATCCTCAAAGCGGAAACCGCGGCAGTTCCGGGACCGTCAATCAGAAGCTCGGTTGCCGCCCAGACCAGGGCATCGACCCGGTTCGGGCTGTCCGTCGACGTCAGCGGCACCCAGGTAACCATCTCGTCTTCGAGACCGATGAAGGTCCCGCAGTGGTGCATCCGGCCCGTTTCGTAGAGCGCCGCGACGGGCTCGGCCCGCGCCTGCTTCCCCCGGCTTGCATGGACGAGCTTGACGGGCACGCTCGGCCCGACGACCCGGATGGTGCTTTCGACCATCTGGCCGCCGAAGTTGGCCTCGGCCACGATCCTGTCAGCCTTAAACTGGCGATAGAGGGCAACGGCTTTGCTGCCCCAGGTCTCCGGGCTGTAGCGGCCCGAAAGGTCGGCGAGCACGAAACCATGCTTCTGGGCGTCCATGCCGACGACCACGAGCCCGATTTCGTCATTGCGCGCCCTGTCGCCCCCCGAGGGATCGACGGCCACCACGATGCGCCTGAGCTCCGGGATGCCCCCAAGGACCCGCAGATTGTCGATCTGCTCACGCCGCCACAGCGCGCCGGGCACTTCGGCCGAGAAGGCTTCTTCCGCAGTTGCGGGATATTCGCGCCTGAAATTGTGGACGCCGTTCAGTTCGACGATCTTGGCCCGGCGCCACGCCAGCTGCATTGGGTCGAGCCCATATGCGGCTTGGTAGGCCAGCTCGTCCGAAGTGAGCTCAAAACCCTCCGGCGCCGCTTTCCGGTATTCCCGTTGCCAAAACCACGGGATGAAGACGAGGATGTATTCGCCCTCACCTCGCATCGCGGCGGCGCAGCGTTCGTAGAAGAGACCTTGGCGACCAGCCGAGGTGCTTTCAAGGATTACTTCAGTGTCAGGCTCATCCGGCACCGCTTGCAGCGCGCCGGCCACATGGGTTTCAGCGTTAGGCCAGTAGGCCGCCTCTGAGCCGTGGAAAAGCTGGATAGTATCGCTTCGTCCGGTTCCCTTGCTCCCAGCCGTGCTGACTTTGTAGCCGCTATCAAGCTGGTCGAATATCAGTTCTTTCGCGTTTGACGCGGCCAGAGATGGTCTCACCACCTCCGGGCAATGCTCGTAAAACCGCTTCGCCATCCCGAACAGGTTGTTCGTTGCGTCGTCCAAATGGGTGAGGATAAATGCTCTTGTCCCTTGGCGATGCGTAACACGCCAGAAGAAACGGCCCTCAGTGTAACTGGATACGCCTTGCTGCCGACCCTTTAAAACCAGCGCGCGAACCTTACCGGTTGCAGCGCGTTGACGTTCGAGCATTTCGTGCAAATAGAGCTGCGGCCGATTAAGCCGGAACGGTGCAATGCTGCCGTTCTTCGTCCGAATCTTTAGGCATCGCGGAGCATAGTACGGAAAACTATCCCTCAGCCGGAGCCGTATCGACCTCTCCGTCGGTGTCATCCGCGCTATCGAGTTGTTTCAGGAGCTCTTCGTGTGTGGTTGCGATCATGCCGCTGTGTTCGACGGCTTGCGCTGGCTTGCCTTCAAGCCGATCTCCGATTTCGCGGATCGCGATCACATCGCCGGCGATGCCCTTATCGATCAAGGCATCAGCAAGCTTGTCGATGCCTTGTAGATCGTTCTCTGCAATACGGCGTTTGAGCGCGCGTTCGATGGCGTCTCGCCACGGGCGGCCCTTTTTCTTGCCGCCTGGATTGCCTGATATGCCTTTTTGAAAGCTCATTGTTGAACTGTGGGCTAACCCTTTGATCAGTGATGGTTCCAAGCTCGTGCGCGCGCAGCAAAATCGCCTTCTTTGCGCACAGAAGCTTTGCGGCTGTGTTCGGCCTTTTTGATCTCCGCCATCGTCAGTTCTCTGCTCATGGGTACGCCCAGGGCGCGATGGAGCCTACCTTCGTGGGATTTCTTAATGTGAATGGACATTTACGGCTCCGAAGCGATGTAATCGATGAGCGCGGTCTTAACGAAATCGGGGGCCATCATGGTGCCTACCTGCCGGCTGTCTGCGATTCGCAGCGCGGTCGATACGCTGCCGTCAACGGCCCATGCTACGATTGCGAAACCGGCCATATTCTGGCCTCTCGCTTTCAAAATGTGTTGGCAATCCTTGGTAAAGCCGTGACGGCAATCTTCAGCCGCGGTATTCCGAAGGATGTGAAGCTTTGCTCCGTTCTTCAGCTTGACTGATGAGATGCGGGGGATGGAAACTCTCATAAGGTGCAGGAACCCGCGCCAAGCGCACAAAAAAGCCGCCAACCGAGTTATTTACTGCGGCGAGCGGCGGAGATATTTATCGAGCTTATGGAATTTATACATCAGAGCGTGAGGCTGCGTCAATAAGTTTCGCAAAAGACCTAATCAACGGTCACCATAACGCTTACGTAGTGGATTGGCTCATAAAGTTTGCACAGAAGATCGAAGCCAAGCCCGTCATCTCTCGGGACGATCTTGGCATTCCGTATCAGTTTCATCATGACCAGTCGCTGCGCTTCTCGGTTTGCTGCGCGTAGACGCCGCCGGGCTTGCCGTCCAATCTTCACCGGCCGATCTATGAGCCTGCGATATTCTGCCCTCATTGCAACCTTTTTTCTGCCAATTGCCGCAATAATGCCTCTGACGCCCCCGACGGATTGCGCGTTCCGCGTTCCCACCGGCTAACCGTCTGGCGCGCGGCATCAGGATTGCAGCCCGTGATGCCTAGCTGTTCGAGGAATTCAGCTTGAGAGAGACCAAGCGAGTGGCGGAGCTCTTTGATTTCCTCTGGCGTCATGCGAACACCGCGTTAACGGCATTGATGGCGATCATCTGCTGCATTTCGGCGCGCGCGTTGCTGGCTTCGAGAGCATCCTGATCTGCCATCATTTCCTTGGCTTCATCGATCGTGATTGCTTGGCAGCCGTTGTGCGGGACGAATTTGTAAAGCTTGTCGCCGCGCAGGTTCGAGAGGATGTAGGCATCCGGTAAATAGTCGCCCGGCGTTTGGATGACGGCGCGAACGTTGAGCTTCATGAAGCCGACTTGGACGGTGTGGCCGACGATCCAGTTTTGGCGGGTGTTGCTGATCATTTTCATCTCCGTTGTTGAGGTGTCCAGAAGGACTTGATGATTTGACTATAGTCCTATGGTTGCATCGGTACAATGAAAATCAGAGCAACTTTCTTGCGTTTTTTACCATTAGGCATCAATGACTTATCTAGTATTTTCTCGAATTGCTTCACGTGTAACGCTGGGCTTTGGAGGCGGCTCATATCCCGGCAATTTGATAATCCCGAAATGATGGGCCAACTCTGAAAGAGCCATGCGAAGTATGGTAATTCCAGCCTGCGGGAGCATGCCGTTTCGCCGTGCCCAATCATTGGCCGACTCGCCCGCAATTGCTGTCCAGAACAAGATGGGGCGCAATGTCTGACCTACCCCATTCATGGCGGCTTTATACCGCTTTCGGGCATCGACTTGATGATCGGAGTCCCAGTTTTGTTTGCCGCCGGTGACCCGAGGTTGAAAGCTGCCGCAGATCTTCGGCGCCATGCCCGATGCCTCGAAGTCGCGGCGCAGCCGTTCCGCCGCCTCCCAGAGCATGAGGTTGCGCCATGCGTTGGTGGGGTCGAGTTCGTTGCGGTTTTTGTGGCGATCGAGCGGAAGCTGGCTCTCAACGCGGGCGCCGATCGAAGTGGCATGCCCGGTTGAGCTACGCTCGCGTACTTCCAGCAAGACTTTCTGGGCTTTTTTCATCTCCGGCGTGCCGGTGTCGCCCTCAAAGCGCACCGCTTGCGTCTTCCCGCGCTTCCGGGCTGTCTTCAGCGCCGCGCGCGCCGGTTGCCGGGCCGGAATAGTTCGCTTCTCCCGGATGAAGGCTGGGGCTTCGCTGAGCTTCATGCTGGTACCAGACTGCGCTTGCGGCGCCAGAGCGTGCCATGCCGGCGTGGTGGCAGTTTCAGCTTCTGAGCGATATTGCAAAGCGTCGAAGGAGTGCAGCCAAGCCGGTCGGCCGCATCGCTGACCGTTCCGGTTCCCGACCAGATCTTCCGGACTTCAGCGTGCCGTTCCTCTTTGGTAAACGAATACCAGATTCCGCAAATTTTCGGTTCGGTTCGGCGTGGCTCCAACGCAACGGCTCGGGCCGCGTGCGCTATTGATCCTGGGAGGAGGTTAGACCGGCGAGCGAGCATGCCTGCGAAGACATTGGCAGATGGAGGTCGATCTTTATTGCAGATGTGTTGATTTGACGCAAGTGGGATTTGTCACTCACTTTGGCGAAATCCCCATTCCATGGCGGCGAATCCCCCATCGCGCTCATCCATGGAGGGCGGTTTGTTTACCTCACCAACAAAATGCCGTAAATGGGTCGACGAAATCGAGTGGCTGCCATCAAGAAGCAACACGAAGGAATAGAAAGAGTGCCCTCCGATCCGAACGTCGAGTCCATGGTAGTTGATGCTAGTAATAGCTTTTTGCAACTTGCTGATCACATCAGTAAACTGAGCTACGAGCTCCGGCTAGAGAGCGTCGACAACCTCACCCTAGATTCAGACAAGATCTTGAGCCTCCGGGTTTCGCTAAGCGAATTGGTAACCTCTTCCACTGAAGTGGCAAGGCGGCAAAACTGGACTTTTTTACCTGCAATGAACAGTTACATTGGCGATCCTTCCTCGTCTACTTGGAATACAGTACAAAGATGCGCGCGTGAAATATTGCAAAAAGTGAAAGCGGCGGATACAGCGTTCGGAGCAATCAAAAATGAGTATTTGTTTGAAGATAGTTATCAGGATTTCAGAAAGACGTTCAGTGCAAGGGGAAAATATCTGAGGATTATTATCGATTCACGATCGCCGATCGATGTTGGTGTATTTCAGCAATACCGAGATGCCTATTCTGCGCTCATCTCCAATATAGAGGACTTGATTAAGCAACTGTCAAAATTTGCGAGAGAGGAGCTCAGTGCTGGGAGGGTTGGTACACGGGAAAGACGCATAGTGCTTTCTCCGTCGGGAGTGAAAACAGCAACTCCCCCTCTCGTGATTATTTCGATCTTGGGGGCCCTGGCCGGTGTACTTTTTGGGGTGTTTGGTATATGGCTCGCTTTTCTTGGTGGGCCCACCGCAGTAAGCCACATTAAGTTGTTCGGGCAAGAAGTTACAACCGAGAGTATTGGCGTGGCCTGCGTCTTCGTGGGATCAATCACGGTCCTACTAACCCTGAGACGTGTCCTTAAGTCTCTGGACATTGTGCTCAGAAAATAGTCGTCCCATTTGCGTCCAACGTCCACTGGGCCTTCTGTCAACCAGTGAGAGCATCGCCCAGTATTCGCGCTTCCTCGGAAGTTGACGGTGTCGAACGATCACAACAAATCCCTCACCCAGTCGGCAAGATCAACAACGCCCGGCGCCGGCCTTCGCGACTATGCCGATGTGGTTTTTGAGGGCCTCGGGAGGGATGATGGGGTCATATCGCGCGGACCCCAATCCGATCCAGAAATTTCCAACCTTCGTCGACGATCTCGATCGACACCTTACGGCAGTCACCGCCCGAGGCACGGTCCATGTAAGTGCGAAAGGCGGTGTTTTGCCTTTGCAGCGTGTCCATGTTCCGGGTGAGTGCAGGCTTGCTAATGCCAAGATTTAGGGCTGCTGCTTTGAAATCCATCGGCTCACCTGCTTCGGCAAGAAGCGCCAGGATGGCAAGTTGGCGCGTGGTGCAGACGTTGAGGTGCAGCGTGGGGCGCAGGAAGGCGAGAAAGTCGGAAGGCGTCATTCCTGATTCGTAACAGTAATATCGACCCGGTCAATGAGAATTTAACACAAATGCCTTACGAAATAACCTGCCGGCGGCCCGGCCGGAAAGGATTTATCCACCCTGTCAGTTTAGACTGTGAAGATTATCGGAGAAGCTTATTTCAAACGACGGAGGATTATTATGCAAAGCCATCAGGACGATAACTACGAAGCGCTCGAAACCTTCGCTGAGCAAGTCTATGTTTTCCTCACGCTTCTCGCCCTGCAGCGCCGTTTGAACTGCGACGAGATGTGGGTACTTGAGCACGCCGCGCTAGTGACGGCGCAGGTTCACCCCGAGAGCGGCGTGCCAAGGCTTCGCCATATCGCTCGTTTAGAAGCTTGATGGTCCGGAGGAGATCGCGGTCTTTGCGGGTCATTGTGGCCGTTGCATGCGGACGTGATCTTCGTACCCTTTAACGTATTCTTCCTCATCATCATTCAAGGCATAGGGGCCGTGCTCCTCGCGCAGCTTCATCAGCCGCACGTAATATGCTTTGTCCCATTTCGGAGTTTCAGGAATCGGATCTACAATCTGCCGGATGTCATACGGCGTGGGCATGTCTGCGCGCAGAAGCATATACTCTCCCAAAGCGGAGACTACTCGCTCGGCGGGATATCGCTGAAGCGCCCAGCAGAAACCTTCGATGATGGTATGTAATTGCCCGGGCGTTTTTCCGAATTGCTTTTGGACGTCGAATACTTTGCCCAGGGCCGTAGCTACCGTGATCCTGTCATTTGGTGTCCAGCCCTTGCATTGAAGCGCGCTCCCCGTCGATAAAGTCGGCAATGACTTCGCCGCTTGTTTTTCCTCTCCCATGCGTTCCTCCGTTTTTATAATACCTCGCTGTCGCTGTTGGGGACGGGTACGAGGTTGGTTGTGGTCCACTGCCTTCACTTGAAGGCATGTCTTTGTTATTGTTGTATTTCGTCCTTCTGTCGGATGATTTTCGACCGCCTTTCGCACTGTTTTCGAGGTGAACTCGCTTCGAGTTGAGCTCAATTTCGCACCTCGAATTTGTAATGAAGCCATCGCGAACCTCTATTTTGCCGTCCCCTTCAAGTTGGGTAATTATTGATCGAGCTAATCTTGGGGAGCATCTCAAAAGACCGGCAATCCTATGTGGGTCGTTCTTTACTGGTCCGCGGGTAGCATAGATCAACGCGATAATCTGGATATACACGCCACACTGTTGAGGGGTCAGACCGCCAGTTTTTACAAGCCAGTCTTGCGGGTAAAAGTCGATCCGGAAAAGTCTATCCATGAGCGAGAATACCCCTCACCCGATGGATAATATTGTAAAGAGGATCGTACTTTTTTATGCACCATACCTCGGCCGAGCTTATTTCCTCCGGTGCCAGCCGCTTAAACCAGAAATCGATATCAAAGTCTGAGCCGACGTCTCCTCGAATAATTGGCCGGACTTCATGTCCGGTGTGTCGACGAAATAGATTAAGGGACTTCCCTACATATGCGACCCTTCCATCAGGTAATGGATGATCGCTCCACCGAGTTTTGATGAGGGAGAACAGATATATCCCAGATGATTTTGGAACCTTGGACTGATATTTAGCCGGTCCGTAGCCAATATCGGTGCGCCATCCATCGCCATACAATTCCTCCCATAGCCTCAGGTGAGGAAATTCCGCGAACTGATTTTCTGTATACATTGAGACCCTCGAAAGATGCCACTGGCGGGGGCGGCCCCTCTTTCGAGGAGTAGGGCCAAGCGGTGATCAAGCCGCGAAACCCCCATGTCCAGTGACGGACTCAGGAATATTACCAAATCAAATCGGAAAGTACAAGGGACGCGTGACACCCGGCCCCAAAATTCCTACCATCCAACCGATTTCAGGAGGTCGCGATGGACGGCAACCAGATAATTGAACTCTTCGACACCCTCGGCCTTGCCGATGAGCTGGCACGCCATGGGCGCTTCGCTGAGGTCACGGAGATCCTCGAAACGGTCGCCGACGACCTCGGGAGCGGAAATTCGATCTATTTAGCGAACCTTTACGTGCATTTTGGCCAGCGCGAGAAGGCGGAGAAACTGCTCGACCGCTATCTCGCCGTGCATTTTAACGACCCGAAGGTTTTCCATGCGAGCGCGAGGCTGGCAGACAAGGCAGGAGATCCGGTGCTGGCGAGGCATTTGCGAGCGAGGGCAATCGATCTGCTGGCTCAAAGCAGGGATGTATTTGAGTCGGGCCAACTGTCGTGAAACGGTGGCCCACCCGCTGCCCAGCTTCGGGGCCCCCCATCAACGACGCAGCGCGCCGCGCACGAGCCGCCAAAACGACTGCCACAGCGTCTCGGGCCGGGAAGGTATCTTGCGGGGCCGCGACATCCCCAATTCCCTCTTGACCACACGCGCGCAAACCTCCGGTTGCGTCATCACAAACCGATTGCGAATTCTTACCGTCCTGATGCCGAGGGAGGCGAAGTAGGCGTCCCGACCGGCGTCATGCGCACGCTGACCTGGTTCGCCATGGATCGAGAAACCGTCGATTTCAAATGCCACGCCCCGGGACCGGCACAGGAAGTCGAAGAGGACGAAGCTCTTGGGGTAGAAGGCGATCACTTCGGGTTCATAGTCGGTGAATTGCTCAAGCCCCAGGCCATCGAGGATGCGCTGGAAGGCCAGTTCCGGCTCGGTAGGTGCGCGCAGACGGTCCCGGCGCCGCCGGAGGGCAATCAGTTCAAGCTCTGGGCTCGGCTGCCAACCGGCGTCCGGGCGAGGCTGAAACGGCGCGCGGGGCTGGAGGACGGCGCTCATGGGTTGCCATTAACATGTCCGCTGCCATCTCGGGTGTATCAACTTTGAGTCGCGAGGTAATCATGCCGCTACGCGACAAATAAAATTCCTGTGGATAACTTAGCCTTCTCGATTAAATGCCTGATTAAATTGGCGCGCATTCCAGCCATTCTGTATTCGATCGTACAGACGTTTGGCATCAGCCGTGCCATCGTAACGAGCGGGAGGAACCTTATTCGGGAGGAGGAAGAGGTGAAGCTCGTACAATCCAACGTCAAAACCGACGAACAGCTCGAGTCCATCCTGCACGATACCGCCGACTGGGTGGTCACGGGTCACGGCGGCCAGGTCCTGTGCTTCGCTGCAAGTCTCAGGCGCGCAGTGGACCGGGCGGCCATCCTTGCCGCCGACGGCGCCGTCATAGCGAACCTGAGCCGGCTGCCGTTTGATAACATCGTTGTCGGTGCCGATCAGATGCGCCGGCTTCGGAACGCAATTGCCGGGCGTGAAGTCGAGCCGATCAAATTCTCGGACAATTGGGTCGATGACCTCGAAATCGGTCTTCGCGGCCCATAGGCATCAACCGATGACCGGCAAAAAAGGCGCGCGGAGTCTCCGCGCGCCGTGAGAGTTTTCTGGCCCGCAAGAGAAGGACAACGGGCCTGCAAACCGGACGGTCGAGGTAGGGGGGCGCCCTGTCAGGCAGTTCTCTGATTCCAGAAATACTCGATCAAGCCCTCGTTCCAGCCGGTCCGATGCGAGGCGAAACCCTCGCGCATTGCCACCCGCACCCAATTGCGGCTGCCAGCTTGGGTGACGTCCGGTCCGTTCTCGTGAATGCGGTCAATCGGCTTATCGCTCGGCCGTACGATGGCGATATGACCGGATCTCTGCCTGCCATCTATGGGCGGCTGGAAATAACTCGCCACCACGAGGTGGCCCGCGTTCGCTGCCGCGACCGCGCGCTCGGAGGCTCCAGGATCGCGCAGATAGCCGATCCGAGCCCATCCCGCCGCGCGCGCAGCGTCGGCCCCGCTCAACCATTGTTCCTGAGCGTTGGCCAGCCACATCTGCCCATGCTCGGGTGGCCGTAGAATGTATATGCCGAGCCGGTCTGCGACCGCGGCGGCGAACGCGCTGCAATGGGTGTGTCCACCCGGGGTTGTTTCAGGTGGGCCGATGATCTGGCCGCTGCGCCACTCGATCGGATAGCCCGCCAACCAAAGCGCCTCGACGTTCATGCCGATCAACAACCGAGTGAGACGTTCGCCGGACGCCGTGAAATCGCCCGCGCCAGCACCCGTCGAATGGAATGGCACGCTGCCAGCCGCACCAGCGAGCAGAGCGCGCCGCCCAGTGGTCCAGCGGCTGCCGCATTGGGATTGAGCCATGACGATCCTACCCAGACATTTCCACGATGAGCGGACCAGATTACTGAATTCCAGATATTTCGCAACGAAGACGAATCAACCCATCAGTTCCCGTGCCCTGGCTTTGCTTTGCTCGGGCATTTCATAGGACTCGCCCCAGTTGGTTTTGATGTCGATCCCAAAGGGCTTCAGCTTCTTGCGCATCTTGCAAACGAACACGTCTACGATCTTGATTTCGGGCGGCTCGTCCGGATTGAGCGAATAGAGTGCCGCCATGAAGGTTTCCTTGCGTGGCGCTCGGTTTGACAGCAGGACGCCAAACATCGCCGCTTCGCTTCTCGTGAGGTCGAACATCAGCGGAGGCTTCGCAGCCAAGCCGATCTGCTCGCGCAGGCGGCAATTCTCCGCTCGCAGGAGATCATTTTCGTTTTCAAGAACCTTCGCCCGCGCCTCCCAATTGATCACAGGAACGACCTCGCCTCTTTGATCCAGCCCTCGGCAATCATCTGCCACAGGGGGACGTGGCCGGCCTCTCGCGTCCATGAGGCCCGACCGATTATCAGCCGTTTCCATTCGTTCGCCGTCTTCGATCGGATCACGGTTACCAGATCGGCCGCGGAATGTGGCCAGATGAGCTTCCCGCCCTGAAGGGCTTCGACCGCCATGATCTCGTGCTGCATTACCGGGGCGCGCTTGGCGGCAACGAGCGTTTTCAGCACCCTTGTCGCCTTCTCTTCTCCAAACCGCGCCACGAGCCGTTCGACGCTGCCCGCGGCCATGGTTTGTCCAACCTCCCACATGCCATTCGCAGGCTGAACCCGGACAATCTCGACGCCAGCGGCTCGAGATACCCGATGTGCTGCCTTGGCCGATTTGTTACCGGCCGCGACGCGTGCGGCGAACAGCTGCAGCGGCGTTATCCCCAGTCGCTCGGTGTTATGGGCGACGAAGGCCCCTGCCCTGTCGGTCACCTCGGCTGCATCGATGATCATCACCGGGATCTTTGCAATTCCACGGCTGGCGGCAGCAATCGCGCTGTGTTGGCCGTCCACGACACAGAGAGCGCCGTCGTCGCGCCGCGCGCAGATCGGCGGTTTGATGTGAAACCAGTTGAAATTCTGTGCGATGCGCCGGATCAAGGTCACGCCGCGCTTGGTAAGCTGGCGCTGATACTCGTCCTCGACCAAGAGTGTTTGGGGATCAGCCCACTCGAAGCGTGGTGGTCTCGAAGCGATTTCGGAAAGCTCCAGACCAACAAGAGGGATTGGTTTGATCGGGCGGAGAGTCATTGCAGTATCTCGATTAAGCGTTCGGTGAGGTTCGGACGGAGGAACCAAGCATTCTCCTTCCGGAATATCCTAAATCCGGTCACATGGAATATCATCTCGTCTTTTTGCATGTCGTAGCGCTGTTGGAGCCGGTGCTGCGAACCGTCCTGTTCAATTCCTCTTCTCACGTTCGGCAACCAGAAGTCCACGATCACAAACTTATCGCCGTCGTACCAGATTATTTCTTCCTGCCTGAATTGGATGCAGAGGCTTGTCAGTGCGGCAACAAGCGCGAGTGTCGGCTGTGCGAACCGAGTCTGCTCAATATTCTGCGTTCGAAACCGGTGCGCGCGATCCCGTTGCTCTTGAGACGGCGTCCTGTATCGGAGATGAAGCGCCCGGCGCGGAAGACTGCCGCGGATATTGAGAGGGTGCCTGTGCTTCTTGGGCCTCGGACCTAATTTTGGCTGCGGAGCGAAAACCATGTGATAGACGGCGACAAGTACGAGGAGAACCTCTGGCAGCGTCATGCTGTCAGAAGCACGAGAACGGCTAAAAGCGTGAAGATAGCGATGGCGCGGATGGCGCCGGCAAGGTTGGCGACAGAGTTAGGCATCGGTGAACACCAGTTGCCGACCGATACCGAGGCCATATGTGAACCAAGCCGAATAGAACCAAGCCGAAGTTCGCTTGCCTTCGGCGACATTCCTGGCGTGGTTTGGAGTTTCGAAGTTTATTCGGCGCGGCGGCAAAATGACTTCCACACCATGCTCGCGCATCAATTGGCGGCGATCTACGGCGTCAAACGTCGTCAATGGCATGAGCAGGGCGAACGGCTTGCCGAAATGATAGCAGCGACCAAGGAATTTCTCCTTGATAGAGAAAGGGGGATTGGTGCAAATCATGTCCCATTGATCGTCTGCCAGATGATCCCACATGAAGTCATCGCCAGTTAGAATGTCGGTACCGGTTGTGAAAAATCCCTCCTGAACAAATCGCCGAACCAAATTCCCATTGCCGCATGCAGGCTCCCAAACCTTCCAATCTTTCGGGACATGAGGAAGGAGCCAATCAAGCGCGGCCGGCTCGGTCTGGAAATTGTCCGGCGAGTTCGAACGCATTGGCGGCTGTCTGGAAGGCCTATCGGCGAGACCCGTTGCGTCCATCATTTTGGATCACGCTTCTGAAGAACCCATTCGTAACCAAGCTTCGCCGCAAATTTCTCCGAAATCGGACGTCGGCCCATTATGATATCGCACAGGTACTGGGTGCTCATCTTGAGCTTCTTAGCGGCGGCCGCCTGACCTCCGCACGACCTAACGTAGGCGGCCGCTTCCTCCAGAAATTGTTTGACGCCCTTGTTCATTGCGCGGACAATACTACAATAAGCGTATTGGTTACAATAAATAAAATACGCAACAATCTTTCGCCGTTTCTTAATGACTTGTTAAGCGGATTGCCGTATTCGATATGTTATCAGAACGTGCCTCAAACATTTCAGTCAACCATGACGAATCACCATTCTTTGTTCAACACCATCCACGACGGCCTTTGGCTGTTCGTCGGTTTGGGCGCTCTTTGCTGGTGGCTGTAATGAGCAGCAGCGACTTCGAGGAAGCTATGGAGGCCGTCCGCGATTGGCGGGTGGGACATGAAAAGCCAGACCTGCACCAATTCTTTCACGGCCAGCGCGTCGTAGAGCTCGGCGGCGACGGCACGATCTTCAGAATCATGGGCTTTGATCACTCAGCCAAGCATGGATGGCAAGCCAAGCTGGCGCGCAGCCCGGAGGACAAGGCCCCTTTCCCTCTAATGTCAATCACCAAGATCAAGCCTGTAGATCAAGAAACCATTCACTAGCCAAGGGAGACAAAGATGCTCGACGCAATCAAGTCCAAATCAAAGACCCTGGCACTCCGCGCCAGCCTCACACTCAACGCCGCTGTCGTTGTGCTCCTGCTCGTGTCCTGCCTCGCAGCGAAAACAGGTCACTTCCACGCCGACATCCAGATTGATCCCGTCACGATTGGCGGGGGCACGTCCGAGCACCAAGCACTGAACGCCGGACTTCAGAAACTTGCCTCGGCAGTCCCAGCATCGGCGGTGATGCCGGTAGCCGTGAGGGCGAAGACCCCTCCCCTGCCGCAGGAAAAGCCCGAGGCACAATAATGGCCGACTACGCCTACAAACACCTCGGTGACATTCAGCTGTTCGGCGTGAACGGGCTGTTCCCCGACAACGACCCGAATAAGCCGATGCCCCGACTGGTTTTGGCAATGAAAGTTCCCGTCAAGAAAGCGAACGAGCGGCACAATGGACGGTAACGCAGAAAATCTCCCTGACGGTCTTTACTTTGGCATGGAAGAAAGTAGGTATCATTCCCTGCCGATGGTGTCGTCCCACGACGTCAAGCAACTTCTGATTTCTCCGCTGGATTATTGGGAGCAAAGCTGGATGAACCCGGCACCAGACGACGAAGAGACCGAGGAAGACACATTCGCCAGAATGCTAGGGCGGGCCTACCACGCCAGAATACTTGAGGGTGTTGATGCGCTGAATGAACGTTTCGCCCCGAAGCTTGTTTGCCCGAAGGACACTCTCGACACCGCAGACGAATTGAGGGCTGTGCTAAGGGAAATGGAATTGCCAGTCGGAGGCAACAAACCAATCCTCATCAACCGTCTGCTGGACGCCAAACCAGACATCAAGATCAAGGCAGTCCTCGAAGAATCATACGCTGAGCAACACAAGGGAAAAGGATTTCTCGACCAAAAATACCTCAGCCGGATAGCCCGAGCGGCTGCCATGATTGAACAAAACCCTCATATCAGCAAGTGTTTTACCGGTGGATACGCGGAAGTGGTCGTTATCTGGACGAAGGACGGGGTGCAACGCCGGGCTCGACTGGATTACCTGAAGCCTGCGGCCATCCCGGACCTCAAGAGCTTCAACAATAAAATGCGGCGCCCCATAAAAGAGGCGATAACCAAAAGCATTCGGTTCGACGAACACCCGTTTCAGGCTGAATACTACATCGAGGCTGGGCACTACGCAGCGGAATTTGCCCGCGACGGAAAGATCACCGTGTGCTCGGACAATTGGCGGCATAAACCAGATGAAGACTTTCTCCGACTGCTAGGTGAGCAAAAGGAAGACCACGCATTTTGGTGGGTTTTTCAGCAGACGGGCAGAGCGCCGGTCGCACGAACCTATCTCTACAACGATTGCCACAACATGCGCAGTGTTGCCCGTTACCGGATCGACCAAGCCATCCATGTCTACATCGAGCATCGCGACAGGCACGGCACAGACGGTGAGCCGTGGGTAGACAACACCCCGCCGGAGCGTCTTTCCGACGAAGATTTCGTTTATCGCCCTGATTTTTAACCGAGCATTGGAGAGAAACATGAGCACCGATACTGAAGAACAAATCGACGCCCAACGACGCGGGGAAATGGCAAAGATGCCAGCGGCGAATGAAGCCCCACAACTTCCGCAGGTTGCCGTTCCAACGACCGAGGAACCGCCGGAGCCGGGGAAGCTTCCTGGGGCAAACAGGGCCAAGCCGCCAATCCTGGCAGGGAACCGCGTGCAGGCGATCATCCCCCAGTCCTACGAAGACGCCTACCGCCTCGCCACCGGCTTCGTGGCGGCCGGCATGGCCCCGGACAGCTACATCGTCCGGCGCGACCCAAGCGGAAATCTCGTTACGAAAGGCGGAGAGGCCGATCAGAAAGGCACTGTCGCCCGTGTGGCCCTAGGCATCATGAAGGGTATGGAGGTCGGTCTGGCTCCGGTCACGGCGATCAGCAACATCATGATCATCAATAATCGCACATCGGTTTGGGGCGACGCAGCCCACGCTCTCGTACAGAACAGCGGCAAAATGGAATGGTGGAAGGATTGGAGCGAGGGTGATTGGTCTAAGGGTAAGGCCGGAGGCTACAAGCATTTCTTCCAGTGCAAGCGCGTGGGAGACGCCGAAATCATTACCCGCGAATTTGGATTTGAAGACGCCGAACGGGCGAACCTCATCGGCAAATCTGGTCCATGGTCTGGCGGCTACGGCCCTCGCATGTGTTTCAACCGCGCCCGCGCGTGGTCGCTTCGCGATAAATTCGGCGATGTGCTATCCGGCCTCGATATCGTCGAAGAAGCCCGCGACATTGAGACGTTGCAACGACGCAAGGAAGATAAGACCGCGGATTTGACATCACTCGACGTGGGATTGCCAAAAGCAGCTATTGAGGCGCGCGCCATCACGGAGGGGGAAGCCAATGCCGACACCTGACAAAAGCGCCGACGAAATCGCCGACCGCATTATGCAGATGCTCGACGTCGGCCTCGACGCAATCAGATCCGGCGACGACCTCGGCTGCCTGCTCGCCGTGCAGGAAGCGCACAAGGTTGCGAACACGCTCCCTATCTGCCTGCCGGACAGATCGCACGAACGGATTTAGCCATCAAAAACGGAGGAGCCATGATCACACCAACACCGCCGAAGCTCGAGAGACGCAAGGCCAAAGTCACAGACCCGAACGCAATGACCGTGCCTCAACTCGCAAAGAGAATCGAGTTTCTCAAGCTTCGCATAACACGCGACCAGAAAGAGAAAGCCGTCCTGGCAGAACATCTCACTGCCAACATAAATAACTGACCCGCATGGTGCGGAGAATAGAAGGATGAGTGCCATTTCCTGACATCCAACGGATAGTCGCAGCCGTCGCCGGGGAATTTCAGATCACCGGCCAGCAGCTTTGTGGCCGCAGCACCGATCCACGCCTATCTCATCCTCGGCATCTCGCCGTGCTGCTCTGCAAAGAATTTACCACGGCATCACAAGCTGAAATCGGCGAGGCACTCGGGCGCCGAAGATGGCGGACGATAGCGAGCATGGAGAAACGCGCGTCGGATCTGATAGATGTCAGACCGGAATTGTTCGACCGGCTGGAACGCATTCGAGGAGCACTGAGAAATCAACTGTAATTGATCAACCCCAGCAAAGGAGAAAGACAATGGCATCATTAAATCGCGTAGAGCTTATCGG